CGGTCAAGTCGCAAAGGAACATGGTTTGCTCACTGGTAGAGTGATATTCAATTAAGTTATCGATTGTTTTGAATTGTGAATACATAGTGTTGTTTCCTTAGTTGTTGTTGAAAATATGAGGCTCTGTTTTTGATACCCCATACCTTATATGTGGAAAAAATCGTGCCAGCGCTTGTAAGTTGTTGATTTATAAGGGAGTCTATTTGATTTTGGGGGTGATTGTGGGTTCAGACGTTTCGGTTTATACTCATGCAATCCAACAAGTTGGGGGTCACACACCATGCCGGAAACAAGTAAGCGCGCGCCAGTCAAAAGATTATCGAGGGCGCAAATCAAAGATACACTAGACAACACACCCATCGAGAGCATATTAGGTGTAAAACAACCGCTCACCAGTAAACAGAGAGAGTACGCGCATAAGGTAGCACAAGGTGTCATGAGTAAGAGAGAGGCATACAAGACAACGTATAACGCCCAAAGCGAGCATACACTGAACAATGCGCCTTATATGCTGGCGAGGGACTCAAGAGTGTCAAAAGAAATAGAGGCGTACAGGCTGGCAATAGAGGCGGAGAAACTGCGAACCCCCGTTCAACTGAAGGCTTTGCTAATCCACCAGCTAGTCAAGCATTCCATCGATGAGGACTTCCCACCAGCCCAGCGAATGAAGGCGCTCGAGTTGATTGGCAAACTCTACGAAGTGGGCGCCTTCGAAGAGCGCAAGACCACCACAGTGATTCATCAAAAGAGCGGAGACATCAAAGCCCAGCTACTCGAGCGCATCAAGGCGGTCGTTGATGTGAGCGCAAAGCCGGCGCGTACCGGAGGCGCGAGTCTACTGGCGGAGATTTCAGAGGCGCTCGACCCCACCCACGCCCCACCCCCCGCGAGCGCGAGCGAGGCGGCGGGGGATCCTACGCATACTATTCCACTCACTCAATCCTTAGAAAATACCATTGACCCTCCCCAACTTGTTGACCTGGAAACCCCCCCCGTCACTCTCTGAAACAAAATAGGGTGGGGGGTATATTTTTTCTGAAAAGGGGTCAACTTGTTGGGGGGCTCTCGTAAGTTGTTGATTATGAAGAGAAAATATGTGCATTCTAAAAAAGAATTGTTGGCGATGTCACGGCCTGGTCGGTTGACGGAAGAAGATTGTTTGGAGAAAGAGATGACGCCCAAGGAGAGGAATGTGTTTTTAGTGATAGATGAGCATTGGAAGAAGATGGGATATGGGCCGTCTTATGAGGATATTATGAGAGCGACTGGGGATAAGGGGCGGGCTAATCTTGTACGGGTGATTGATAACTTATGTAAGATTGGGGTGTGTAAGAAGCTCGCAGGGAAAGACAGGAGTGTTAGGCCGGTGTATATTAACTTCAGGAACATCGAATGAATGAAGCTGCCTTGATGGAAGCGATAGAGAAGATGCCGCCGGAGATGGCGTCTGAGATGTGGGAGATGTTTGAGTTCTATAAACAGAGTTTGGATGTTGAGAAGGCCAGTGACGACTTCTTGCAGTTTGTAAATGAGATGTGGCCTGGGTTTATACATGGGAGACATCATGAGTTGATGGCGGAGAAGTTTGAGGAGATTGCGACTGGGAAGATAAAGAGGCTGATTATTAATATGCCGCCTCGTCATACCAAGTCTGAGTTTGCGTCTTTTCTTTTGCCGGCTTGGTATCTGGGGAAGTATCCTGGGAAGAAAATTATCCAGACGTCTAATACAGCAGAACTTGCGGTCGGGTTTGGCCGGAAAGTCAGGAACCTGGTGGCGTCAGATCAATACCATCGAATATTCCCCAATGTGAATCTACGGTCAGACTCTAAGGCCGCGGGACGGTGGTCAACAAATCAGAATGGCGAATACTTCGCTATCGGTGTGGGCGGTACTGTGACCGGTAAAGGTGCGGATCTGCTTATCATCGACGACCCACACTCGGAACAAGAAGCAGCTTTAGCCCAAGGAGACCCTACAGTATTTGATAAAGTGTATGAGTGGTACACATCCGGTCCTCGCCAGCGTCTACAGCCGGGAGGGTCTATTGTGGTGGTGATGACCAGGTGGGCCAAGAAAGACCTAACCGGTAAGATCATCCAGTCCATGATCGACAGGGATGGGGAGAAGTGGGAGGTTATACAGCTGCCGGCGATTATGCCGTCTGGTATTCCACTGTGGCCAGAGTTTTGGAAGTTAGAAGAGCTGGAAGCCCTCAAGTCCGAACTTCCCGTTGCGAAATGGAATGCCCAGTACATGCAGTCCCCAACCTCGGAGGAAGGGGCTATCGTCAAGCGGGAGTGGTGGAAGATATGGGATGAGGATAAGGTTCCCGTGTGTGAGTATGTCATACAGTCCTGGGATACTGCGTTTACCAAGAACGAACGAAGCGATTACTCTGCATGCACGACCTGGGGGGTGTTCTATCTCAACGAGAACGTCAGAGATCCACACGTCATATTGTTGGATGCGTTTAAAAGACGGATGGAGTTTCCGGAACTAAAGCAGGTAGCGTTGGAGGAATATAGGAATTGGGAGCCAGACGCGTTTATCGTCGAGGCCAAGGCATCCGGAGCACCACTTATTTATGAATTAAGGGCGATGGGGATACCGGTGCAGGAGTTTACGCCCAGTAGGGGAAATGATAAGATGGTGAGGATTAACTCAGTGTCCGATCTTTTCGCAAGCGGAAAGGTCTGGGCGCCGCCTACAAGATGGGCGGATGAAGTAATCGAAGAGCTCGCTGCTTTCCCCAATTCAGACCACGATGACCTTGTGGACTCAACAACACAGGCATTGTTAAGATTCAGGAAGGGCGGGTTTCTATCTTTAAATTCTGACGAGAAAGACGAGCCGTCTAGTTATCGTCGCAAAGCTGCCTATTATTAAGGATCATCATGATTGAAAAGTCACTCAACCAAGCACCAGCCGGACTAGAGAGTTTAGCTCAAGATCAGGAGCCCGTGGAGATAGAAATTGTTGACCCAGAAGAAGTCCACATTAAGGCCGGTGATCTTGAGATCGATGTGGGCAAGGGGGAGGATGAGGGTTTTGACGACAATCTGGCCGATGAAGTTGATGAGTCTGTACTGGTAACGCTGGCTGGCGATCTAGATAAGAGCATTGAACAAGACAAAAACTCCAGAAAAGACTGGGAGAAAGCCTATACAGAAGGGCTTAAATTACTCGGCTTACATATAGAAGAGCGCACAGAGCCCTGGAATGGAGCGTCTGGTGTGTTCCATCCCATGATTACCGAGGCTGTAGTACGGTTTCAGTCTGAGATGATCACCGAGACTTTCCCCGCCAGAGGGCCGGTACGAACCAAGCTGATCGGTAAAGAATCTCCTCAGATGAAAGAAATCGCTATCAATGTCGAAGACGACATGAATAACGAACTGACAGAGGTAATGAAGGAGTTTCGACCAGAACACGAGCGCATGCTTTGGTCTTTGCCGGCGACTGGCTCTGCATTCAAGAAGGTGTACTACGATCCCAATTTAGGACGCCAAGTATCCATCTTTATCCCTGCCGAAGATATCGTGTTGCCTTACGGCACAACAGATATGGATACCTGCTACCGTGTGACGCACGTCATGCGCAAGACAAAGAATGAAATCGTAAAGCTACAGAATGCCGGCTTTTACCGCGATATAGAGTTGCCCGATCCCAGCAGATCTAAAGAAGAAATCCAGTCGGCAAAAGATAGGGAGACCGGATTCAGTGACCTTACCGATGAACGATACACTCTTTATGAATGCCACGTTGATCTTGATATTGAAGGATTTGAGGATCAAAATGATGACGGTGAAGAAACCGGTATCATGGTTCCATATGTTGTCACGCTAATTAAAGGCACGCATGATATCCTGTCCATAAGGAGAAACTGGAATGAAGGCGACACGCTCAAGCTTAAAAGGCAGCATTTTGTCCACTACCAATACATACCCGGCTTTGGCGCTTACGGGTTCGGATTGTTCCACCTCATTGGCGGCTTTGCTAAATCTGCCACCAGCATCATGCGACAGCTCATTGATGCTGGAACTCTATCGAACTTGCCTGGGGGACTCAAGTCCAGGGGCTTACGCATTAAGGGCGATGATACCCCAATTGCTCCAGGGGAATTTAGAGACGTAGACGTTGCCTCTGGGAATATTCGGGATTCCATCCTGCCGCTACCTTATAAGGAGCCGAGCCAGGTATTGATGACTCTCTTGGGAAGTATTGTCGAAGAGGGACGCCGATTTGCTGCTACTGCCGATATGAGTGTGTCGGACATGTCCTCACAGACGCCAGTCGGAACCACACTTGCTCTATTGGAGAGACAGCTAAAGGTATTGAGTGCAGTCCAAGCGCGTACTCACTTTGCTTTGAAGCAGGAATTAAAACTACTCAAAGACATCATTCGAGATTACACAGACCCAGATTACTCATATGATCCAGAGTACGGCGGCAAAAAATCCAAGAAAGATGACTACGATAAAGTTGACATCATTCCCGTATCAGATCCTAATGCAGCCACTCTTTCACAGCGTGTAGTTCAGTATCAAGCTGTGATACAGATGGCGCAGATGGCCCCCCAGATCTATGATCTGCCGCAGTTACACCGATCAATGTTAGATGTTTTGGGGATTAAAAATGCGGATAAGCTTGTACCATTACCCGATGATCAGAAGCCTGCGGATCCTGTATCTGAGAATCAAGCGGCGCTTAAAGGCAAACCGCTAAAAGCTTTTCTGTTCCAAAACCATCAGGCGCATATCCAAGTCCATCAGTCGATGATGCAAGACCCAACAATTATGGCCATCGTTGGACAGAACCCACAAGCGCAAGCCATCATGGGAGCACTGCAAGCCCACATGGCCGAACATATGGGCTACTTATATAGACAGCAGATCGAAGAACAACTTGGCATGGCACTACCGCCCGAAGACGACAAGATGACGCCTCAATTGGAAGCGGCATTGTCAGGCATGATGGCTCAAGCCGCCCAACAAGTTGCCCAACAGCATCAAGCACAAGCTGCTCAACAGCAGGCACAACAGCAAGCGCAAGACCCAGTATTGCAAATGCAGCAGCAAGAGTTGCAAATTGCCCAACAAGAAGTCCAGATCAAAGCGCAGAAACAAAAAGCCGAGGCGGCTATTGCTACGGCTAGATTGGCTCTCGAGGAACAAAAAGCCACTGCCGACATACAGCTTAATGCGATGAAGACCGGTATTGATATGAAGCACAAACAAGCTTTGATTGCCTCCCAAGAGAACCAAACTGGAGTCAAGTTGGGAGTTGATATTGGAAAGCACAAAGCACAGCAAGATCTCACGGCACGCCAGGCCGCTCTACAACATGGCGTTGATTTAGCTGATAGATTGAAAGGCAAAGAATGATCCAAGACTTCGCACGCGTATTGCGCGACAAATTACGCACCGACATGAACAACTACGCCGATGACATGGCTGGTGGTGCTTGTCGCTCTTTTGAAGAATACCAAAAACTCTGCGGGCTAATTTCAGGTCTGGCATTGGCAGAGCGTTATCTCCTAGACCTGCTGAAAGAAAGTGAAGAAGACGATGAGTGATTTGATTTTACCCGCTGGTGTTTCTATGCCAGAAACCATCCAACCCGTGGAGGCACCACAAGAGGATGCAAGCAATGAAGAAAAAGCCACTGTGTTACCAGAGCCGACTGGGTACAAGATACTTTGCGGGGTGCCCGACATCTCCGAAAAGATCGATGGAACCACGTTAGATCTGATAAGGCCATCCCAATTTGCAGCACAAGAACAGCACGCCACAACCGTATTGTTTGTGTTGAAAGTTGGTCCCGACGCATATAAAGATCCAGAAAAGTACCCCACCGGCGCGTGGTGTAAACCTGGAGATTTTGTGCTAACCCGTACCTATTCTGGTACGCGATTCAAAATATTCGGCAAAGAATTTAGGCTCATTAATGATGACCAAGTCGATGCCGTCGTCGAAGACCCACGCGGAATAAGCCGCGCATAAAGGACCATCATGAACGAAGAATTTAAGTTTCCCGATGAAACCGAAGACACTTCCAGTCCCCAACAAGTTGAGGGGGAAGAGGAAATTGAAATTGAAATCATCGATGACACACCAGACCGGGATAAAGGCAAACAACCTTTAAACAAGGAAGTTGCCGATCCCACAGAGGACGAGATCGCCAGTTACTCACAGAATGTCCAAAGCCGCATCAAGGAATTGACGCACGCCAGACATGATGAGAGACGTAAAGCCGAGGCGGCCATGCGTGAAAAGCAAGAACTTGAGCACCTTACGCAACAGCTTTTAGAAGAGAACAAGTCTCTTAAAAACAACGTGCAGCAAGGCCATCAAATTATTGCGTCTTCAGCCAAAGAGAAAGCAGAAGCAGATCTAATATTAGCTAGAAAACAGTATAAAGAAGCTCAAGAGGCCTACGATACTGACGCTATTATTGCTGCTCAAGAGGCTTTAACGGAGGCAAAATGGCGTATTGAGTCATTGAAAAATTACCGTCCCGCTTTACAAGAGCGTGAAAATCCGGTACAAACTCAACCTAGACAGACACAAACTGTTCAACCAGACGAAAAATCCCTGCGCTGGCAGGCAAAAAACCAGTGGTTTGGATCGAACGGGTTTGAAGAAGTTACCAGCTTCGCACTAGGGCTGCATCAAAAACTGGTCAATTCGGGTATAGACCCGCGCTCCGATGAATACTATCAACAGATAGATTCACGCATTAAGAACACGTTCCCGGAAGTATTCGGCGAACAAAAACCGGCACAAGCCGCAAAGCGTCCTTCGAATGTTGTTGCTCCAGCGTCTAGATCTACGGGCGTAAAAAAGGTTCAACTGACTCCGACGCAAGCTGCGTTAGTGAAGAAGTTTAATCTTGATCCCAAGAAATATTACCTTGAACAACAGAAATTGGAGGCACAAAATGGTTGATGTTAAGAAAACTCGTGAGATTGAAGTTCGTGAAAAAGAGGTTCGCAAGGAGTACAAACCTTCGAGCCAGCTGCCCGACCCTACACCCGAGCCTGGATATGTGTATCGTTACATCATGACGCACATACTTGGTAAGGCGGATCACACCAGATTGTCTCGCATGAGACGTGACGGATGGGAACCAGTAAAGGCGGCAGACCATCCTGAGCTAATGCTTGATGGGAATAATGAGGGCAACGTAGAAGTCGGTGGTTTGATTCTGTGCAAAAACACACAAGAGAACTTTGACGCCTACCAGCGCTATTATGCCAAGCAAGCACAAGACCAGATGGAATCAGTGGACAACAGTTTCATGAAAGACAATGATCCCAGGATGCGCAAGTTTTCGGAGAAAACATCGACGACAACTCGCGGTGCTGGATTTGGCGCAAGATAAACTTTTTAGGAGTCTTTAATGGCATATCCAATCATTCCCGCCCCTTACGGGTTCAAGGCGGTCAGTGAGTTTGGTGGTTTACCCTATGCTGGTTCTACTCGCATGTATCCCATCGCTACTGGCTATAGCACCTCTTTGTTCAATGGCGACATTGTTCAATTGTCAGGTGGTACTATCGTAACAACAACAATGTCTGCTGCCTCTAGCCCCGCTACTGCTGTAGCCGGTACACTAGGTATCTTCGTTGGTGCTGAGTACACAAACTCATCCAGTCAGATCGTTCGCGGTCAATACTGGCCTGCAAACACAACATCTAACTATGCCGTCGGCTACGTTATTGATGATCCCCGCACTGTGTTCAAAGCAGTGATGGTTGCTCAAGGTACTTCCTTGTCCAACACAGCTTCAACAGTTGGTTATGCTAGCGCAACTTTTATTGGTACAAACGTCTATGCCGTCACAGGTACAGCCGGTAATACCACAACTGGTGACTCAGCAATGGCCGTATCTGGTGCAGTTATTAGCTCTGGTACATCTGGTAATACTCGTATTGCTACTTTGTTGCCCTTCCGTGTTGTTGGTCTCGTTCAAGATACTGCCGTTACTTATACTGCCACAAGCGGTACAGCAACTTCCAGTAGCTCAACATTGACCATTACCGCAGCCAATTCAAACATTCAGCCTGGCATGCAAATCATTGCTCCTGGCGTGACTGGTATGGCTCAAGGTAATTACCTAACAGTAACAAACATCAGCAGCACAACCTTGACGTTGTCTGCCAGTGTTACCGTTCCTGCTGGTACTGCACTTTCTTTTGTTGGTTATCCTGAAGTTTTGGTGACCTGGAATGCAACATTCCAAGGCATGACCAATACTGCTGGTGTTTAATTAAGGAGCACTTAAATGGCTATTTCACGCGCACAACTGCTTAAAGAGTTGCTCCCTGGTTTGAACGCATTGTTCGGTCTAGAGTACGCCCGCTACGGCGAAGAGCACAAAGAGATCTACGAAACTGAGAAATCAGAGCGTAGCTTTGAAGAAGAGACAAAACTGTCAGGCTTCTCAGCCGCACCAGTCAAGGCCGAGGGCACAGCCATCAGCTACGACAATGCGCAAGAGGCATTTACAGCTCGCTATAACCACGAAACCATTGCTTTGGGTTTCTCAATCACTGAAGAAGCGATTGAAGATAACTTGTACGACAGCTTGTCTGCTCGCTACACCAAAGGTTTGGCCCGTGCTATGGCATACACCAAGCAAGTCAAAGCTGCCGCAGTTTTGAACAACGCTTACAACGCTCAATACGTTGGTGGCGACGGTGTATCTTTGTTGAACTCTGCTCACCCCTTGGTGAACGGTGGCACAAACGCCAACACTCCTTCGACAGCTGCTGACTTGAACGAGACTTCTCTTGAGAATGCCGTCATTCAAATCGCCGCTTGGACAGACGAGCGTGGTCTTTTGATCGCCGCACGCCCCAAGAAGTTGATTGTTCCACCAGCACTAATGTTCGTTGCAACACGTTTGCTCGACACAGAATTGCGCGTTGGTACAAACAACAACGACATCAACGCTATCAAGAACAACGGTTCCGTTCCAGAAGGTTACACAGTTAACCACTTCTTGACCGCTACCAATGCATGGTTCTTGACTACTGATGTGCCTAACGGCCTCAAGCATTTTGAGCGTACACCGTTGCAAAATTCAATGGATGGTGACTTCGATACAGGGAACGTGCGTTATAAATCACGCGAGCGTTATTCGTTTGGCTGGTCAGATCCATTGGGAATCTACGGTTCCTATTAAACAAACCAGGTCACAAGCCTGTTTGGAAGGGCCCTCAAAAGGGGCCCTTTTTTCTTGTTGACACGTTTAAAAAATAGTGTATATTGTGGGTTGTCTGGGACTTTTATCTCTTGTTGCCAACCCGCCCAGGGGTCACGATGCAACGATTAACAAGAGACTTTTGCATAAGGAATTATCATGGCACGTTCCACCTTTGAAGGCCCAATCCTATCGGGCGACAACCGTTTTGGCCCTTTGCGTGACGTTGGTTACACAGAGTTAGTTCAAGAATGTTACATTGACCTCTCCAACTCTACAGTTGGTACTGCTGGTTACAGCGGTGGTTCAGGACAGTTTGTTTCTTCCAATACCATTCCTAATTTGCAAGGTGTTGTTTATACACCTAGCTCTACATTCACCACAACAGGCCCAGTCGTACAGACACTTCCTGCTGACACATCAACTCAGGTGTATCGCGGCGCTGTGATGTATTTGCCAATCAACAGTGCAATTCAAGACATCATCGTTGACTATCAGTTGGCCATTACTGGTGAAGGTGGCGCTACACTCAGCAACACCAGCGTATTTATTTCCAATAACTACACAGCTGGTGGCGGCACACCTACATATGGTACTGCTGTTATTTCTTCAAGCACAGGCGTTGGTACAGCTGGTCGTTTGTCAACCACTTACACAGCGACTAACTTGATCAACATGATGGCAACAACTTCTGATATTCAGAACCCACAAGTTGGTACACAGCCTAGCTTCTTCTCTCAGTTGGTGCTCACCTTGTCCATTACTGGTACAAGCGTTGCAGCTCCTACTGGCGGCAAATTGAATTTTATTGTGCGTTACACACAAGCTGATCCTACAATTGGCAACCTTACAACTTACCCATACGGTAATTTTGACTGATAGTCAGGGGGGCTTCGGCCCCTTTCTTTAACGTAAGGAGTTTGTAATGGGTTTGAATCTTTTTAATTTTTTCTCGCCTAACAACCAGACGGCAAGCATGGGGACGCAAACCCCAAGTACCGCTTGGCAAGGTATTGATGGTGCTGCTGAGTTTATTCCTCCACAACGCTTACGCGATGTTGTTGGTAAATTAAAAGTAAGCCAATCACAAAATATTTACGACGCCGACTTTGAATATGGCGTTCAGCCTTTGCGTTGGGAACAGATTATTAGTAATGTATCTGGTCAAGCATACATTGTTCAAAACCCCGGGCTTGGTGGCGTGTCAATGAACATTGGCGGCGGCAATACACCCGGTGATATTACGATTCGTCAGTCACGTCCTTATCACAGATACCAACCTGGTAAGACCATGTACATGGCTTCCAACGTTAACTTTGGTACATCTGTAAGCGGACAAACACAACGCGTTGGTATTTTTGATGACTCCAACGGTATTTTCTTTTTACAGCAAGGTACTGCATACCCAGGAAATTCTGGCGCCATGTATGCTGTTATTCGTTCTGACTCTGGTTCGGCTGGCGTTATAGATCAAGTTATTCCTTGCGATCAGTGGAATGGTAATAAAAACATTATCAATGCACTTGATTGGACCAAAGTCCAAATGATTTGGATGGAATACGCATGGTATGGAGCTGGTGCTTTGCGTTGGGGCGTTGTTCTTAACGGTGAGCCCTGGGTTTTACACCAAGTTGGTACTGGAAACGGAATTGTTAACGGTATTGCACAAGTTAAACCTTGGAGCCGTACAGGTAATTTGCCTGTGCGCTATGAGCAAAGAGACAACGGAAGCAGTGCTGCATCTTTGATGACGCACTATGGCGTATCAGTATTGATTGAAGGCCGTATTGATCCGCAGCGTGGTTTTACATATTCATACGGCAATGATGCTAAGACACAAACCAGAGCTCCTTCTACTGCAATTACTCGCTATCCCGCGATGTCTTTCCGCATGAGAGCTATTGGTTCTGATATTTTTGATCAAACCAATGCTGCCGCTACAGGCGGTTCTGCTACGACATTGACAATCAGCGCTGCAACTCCTGCAATTTCTTCTGTTGTTGGTCAACCTAATGGCGGACAAGCATTGGTCACTTTTGCATCTGCACATGGATATGCGGTAACAAATACTGCTCAAGCCAACAACCCATCCCAATATGTTACGCTAAGTTCTTTTACTGAAGTGGCAACAATTGCGACGGGAAATTACGCTTTCTCCACAACAACTTTGACCGTGACCACAGCTGTGGCTACTGGAGCGCTCCAGCCCGGTCAGGTTTTGACGGGTACAGGCGTTACAGGTTCACCCACCATTGTTAAGCAATTAACTGCAACAAGCTCTGCTGTTGGCTCTCAGGCCTATTCAAGCGGCGGT